TACCGCAGCAGGTACGATAAAGGACCAAGGCATAATCTACTCCGTTAAACTTTCAGCTAGTGTGTGCATGTCGGCATCATCACCAGCAACGAGTAATACGTCGTCTATTTCATCTGTGTCGGTGCATTCAGTTGCATGAATGCAATACCACACTACTTCTGTTAGCGATTTTACGCCGTGGTGCTTGTTTGCTTGAATTGTCAAACACGCTGGCGCATGAACAACGGACTTAACGCCATCAACGATCAACTCGACTGATCCACTAGCCAACACTGACAGATGATCATGCTTGTGCTTGTGCTGCACAAGAATATTTCCCGCTGGGATACGCGCCTCTTTAGCATAGACACCAGCACCAAAGTGATGACTAATCATTTGTTATCCCGCCTGCATAATAATCCAATTGGTGCCATCTGACACCAATGTTGCCCACTTGCCGACAGTGGCCGGTAAGATTGCCGTACCAGCCGCGCCGCCGCCCAATGGCACTACATCGCTTAAAGCTGAAACCAAGGTTTGAGCTTGGTAATTTTGAAACATTACCTCGCGCCCCACCCAAGATGATGCTGCCGGTAGGGTTGCTATACAGGTAGAGCCTGACTTGTTGTTGATGACCCAATTTTCCGTAATAGCCAACGTGAAGTCAGTTGTCTTAGTGACTGGCGCACCGCGACCAAAAGTTCCGCCTACCTTGTTTTGACCGTTGAGGGTAACGGCATTGCTGAAGGTGTTTGTTCCACTGAACGTCTGATTCCCATTCAGCGTTGCAACCGTGCTATCAATGGCTATTGTGACGTTGCCGGTGGCACCAGACACTGTAATGCCGGTTCCTGCGAGATTTGACAGCACGCCAGAATTTGCAATTGAAATCGCGCCAGAGCCGTTGGCGATAGAAATACCAGCGCCAGCAAACAAGGTGTTAAGGGAATACCCTGACCCGTTGCCGATCAACAATTGACCGTTACTAGGAGTGGTCCCCAATCCCGTGCCACCATTTGTTATTGCTAATATGCCAACGCCGTTGCCAGTAAAAGCGTAAAGATTGTTGAACCACAAAAACCATTGTGGTGAAACCATGTTCGTCTGCGGGTCCAAGAATGGGACGCGAGGCGCAGGGATTTGTGTAGCAGGTGCAGCCATTATGCGTTTGTCGGTGAGATTAACAATTCAGCGCCCATGATGGCAATCTTCACAGGATCAGTGCCAGACACTTCATAAACACGGTCACGAATCTTCTGAGTCATGCCCAGCCGCCGCCAGATCGTGCGGTATCCGTACTGGCCGATAGCGCCCATCTCACGCCAATGTTCATTGGACCAAGTGTGACCGCCATCGTCTGACCAGCGCAGCATGGCCTCTGGCGTAGAGCCTTGGCCGGTATTCAAGCCAACGCCGGTTTCGCAGTCAAGTTGCAGGCTGTGCTGCGCGGTGCGCTTGAGGTTGTTCTGGCCGGTAGGCAACGCACGCCATGAGCGCAACCACTTTTGGGTTTCTCCGTTGTCAGCGTACACATCCAGATCAAACGTGTAGATGTTGCCGTTCTCAAAGTCGCCAACAACAATGTTGCCACCAAAGTTGCATTGGCAGTTGCTGCGGTGCCGCATAAACTCGCCATTGTCAAACCCTGCGCGTTCGTGCCAGGCTTGGGTGGACACATCGTAAACCCATGTTGCGTTGGCGCTGGGAAACGTCAGCACATAGAAGGCGTGGCCTTCTTGCTGGTAGGTGTAGGCCAACGCATCAGCCAAGTTACCGTACTGGGCAATCGCGTACTCAATCGCATGGGTAGAAACCCTAAGCGCGGCGTATCCATTGGCCTTGTAGACAATACCTTGACCACGGGCGTCTGTGCCGAGCCAGAACAAGGTGTTATCGAGCTTGGCGACAGAGAAAGCGGCTACACAGCCAACCTCATTAAAAGCGCCTTGGATGGGCGTTAAAGGGAAGTTGGCAAGGCCAGCGTTGTACCAGACTTCAGTTGAATCAGTGCCAAACACCCAAAGCTGCCGGTGATCACAGTTGATTGCCACCACGCTATCTGGAGAACCGTCAGCACTAGAAAAGTACAGGGGGTCAAACACCAGCGGATAGATGTAGTCGCCAGTTGCGGGGTTGACCGTATCTACAGACCACAGCCGCTGGCTGTCAGGTTCGTTAAAAATAAACTGATTGTCCAAGTAGCCAACGGTTACCGCGCCAGGAAAGTTGACATCTGTGATTGCATCAAACGAGTTTGTCGGCTCATAGTAGGTGTAACTTGGCCCATCACAGGCAAAGAACAGCACTGCACCATTGTCGGCAATTGACACGGGGCCGGTGCCTGACACATCGCCAATCTTGACAGGTGTAGCTGTCAACCCAGTAAGTTTGTAAACCTCAGTGCCCGAGACAACGTAGAAGTCGGTGCCGTTGGTCTGGTGCGCCCACAGCCCACGGATGGGGCCGGTGCCTACAGTTTGCAGAAAGTTAAGCCCTGGGGCACGGTTCAAGAACCCAGCCTCTTTGCCGCCCTCTGGGATGGCTTCTGGGAACAAATTGACGCAGCGGTTATCCGCAGCATTGATGCTACGGGCAACATACGACGATCCGAGAATTGGGGTTTTCATCAATAGTTGCCAGCGTAAATATTGAACCGTTGACGGGTAGCCACCAACGAGTACGGCATGGACATAATGTCATCTGGGTTGTTGATGCGCTTGAGATTGCGCTTGCTCGTCATAGCAATGCGCTGCACTTGTGGGCTTGGCTCCACGCCAAACTCTGGCGCAAACTCCATCGCCAAGTTGTAGGTAAACGCACGCAAGTATCCTGGTGGAAACAAGATGTCAGTTGCCAAGGTGGCTGGTTGAGTCAGTTCTTCCACCGAAATAAAATGCCATTCCAAATCCCGTGTAGGACGTGGATAGATGTACATGTCAATATCTGGGTATGACATGTTGGTAAACAGCACTTGCGGGTAAGTGGATGTAACCGTTTTAACAGCAATACCATCGTACTGCTGTTGGTTAATCATTTTTATGCCAAAACTGACGTTGGTGCCTGGGTCGCGGTAGTAGGTCGCGTCATCCAGCAAGATAGGCCGATTGCCTACAAAATCGCCTGTTGGGCCAAGAGTGCGGTTGATAAAGCCAGCAGGCCAAGTAAACATTTGATCTTGGGTGCTGAACACCGACAGACGTTCAGTTGACCACGATTCAATCATCTGGTTCAGGGCAACCAGACCATCTTGCGAGGTAGCTGCCGATGGCGTTTCACCTTCAGCTAAGATGCCAAGCAATCGAAGCGCACGATTTATTTGGTCTGCTGCGGTGTATGTTGCCATGTTTAGACTCCTTCAGTTATCGTCCTACGGGTATATTTGCGCTTTGTTCCCAAAGCCACTTCCAACATATTGACAGGAGCCGCCTCTACAAGCGTATCAGGATTGTACCGCGACCAGCCGTTTTTCTCATCGTACTCGGCTTCAAGTTCCATAGTGGCAACTTTTCGCCCGTGGACGGGGTGCATTAGGTAGATGATCATGTTAAAAAAGGGGGGTTTTTACGCCCCCTTCTTTTTAAGACGCGCCGTGAATGATGCTGAAGTTGATGATCACTGCTTCCGAATAGGAAGTAGCGGCAGTCAAATTTCGCAACGTGATCAACGCAGAACCAGCAGCCAAGTATGAAACGTAAGTCGTATAAGCCCCAGCAGCACTACCAGTAGTATTGCTAGAGACACACACAATAATTGTGTCATTGACCGAGATTAAGCTGTTAGTCAAAATGAACGACACGGCGGTTGCTCCAGCCAATGCTGCGTTGTTCATTGTGATGCGTCCAGCACTAGTGTTTAGCGTTACACCTGTGGATTTGCTGGTCAACTGCGTTACCGCACCTTGGGCTGCTGCGCTATAGCCAATTTCGGTTGTAGCGTAAACAGTGGTGCCAACTACGGTTGTTGGAGTTACAGCGCCGATAGTGCCGCCGTCAATGTCTTGGTCGCTGTACGCGACGCCGATTGATTTGGTATTGCCCATTTTCTAATCCTTTAAAAAATGGGGGCCGAAGCCCCCGTTAAATTTAGGCAACGCGATACATGGTGTAAGTAGCATCGCCTGTCTTGCGGAACAAGAACTGCGCTGCACCACTAACACCTGCGGCACTGCCGGTAATAGCAACAACCAAGTTACCAACAGCAGTAATGCCGGTGCCGACAACCATCGTAATCAACCCAGTGGATGTACCCAAGTTGATAACACGCAATTCAAACGTGCTGTTAACTTTTGCATTGGTAAACGCAGCATCAATCAAAGTAGCAGTTGGAAGCGTGTACGAAGCAGCCGTGGTGGACGGGCTGCCAACCAAGATGCCGCCAGTGACTTGTGCAACGGTCAAAGTGGCCGTAGCAGTTGCCGTCTGAGGTGCGCTTTGAACGCCCATAATGATTTCGTTGACGTTGCCATCGGTGAACTGGTATCCACCGCCAGAATTAGGGAGAGCCATGATAAATTCCTTTAAAAAATGTTACGAAATGAAGCCCCCAAGGGGGCATTCAATTTAGCCCCACATACGGCAAGCCATTTGTGGACGGATAGTGCTAAAGCCATAGAGAACGTCAATACGGCAAGGCATACGGTCGTTGTTAATGTCGTACTGACGAACAACACGCAAGCTGATTCCGTTATGCACTGCGCGAGCAGCCATGTCAACGCCTTGAGGAAGCAACAAGTCAGCCGTAGCAAACGTGATGGCGTCCTTGTGGTAGATCAAGTTTTGAGCGTAAGCCGTAGAAGCAGTGCCAACAAACGTCACAACAGCGTTGATCAGTGGCAGGGCAGTCATGGTAGCCAATGCATTAGTAGCAGAGTACATGGGAGCCACAGTCACGGTCCAAGTGCCAGACACAGCGGTTGCATCAGCCAGAGCCACAAACTGGAACAACGAACCAGTGGTTTCACGGGTTTGTGGGTTCACAGCAAAGACGCTACCGCAGGTAAACACGTCACCAGCTTTGATGGTTGTGGTTACAGAGGCTTGCGACAAGCTGATAGTAGAAGCACCTTCCGAAGTCACCGAAGCAGCAACAATAGTGGCAGCGGCTGCATCACGCGAACCCGTGGTGTGCTGCTTGATCGACTGAGACATGTTGATTTCTTCATAACCCAGTACGCCAGTACCCATCATGCCGTTCTTGAACTGCTTGCTGATCGTGTCGGTGGGGTTGAACAAACCTTTCATGCCTTCAACCAAACCTGCGTTAGCGGCAGGATTGACGGTAGCGTAGCGAGGCGACATCACAGCAGCGTTCTCGTTCAGCTTCTGCTGGGCTTGCAACAGCACCAAAGAAGTTGAAGGAGTCGTTCCAGGGGTGCCGACGGTGTTGCCAATGGTCTTGTACGCATTGGCAACATCAGCATCAATACTGGAGGCCAACTGGCTAATACGAGGCTTGAGAACACGCTCTGCAAAGTCGTCCAATTGCATGGTCAGTTCAGCAGACGTGAAGTTAACACCAATGTGCTTCTGGCTAGCAACAGACAAAGTGGTGAACTGCTCGTTGTCGTCCTGAACTTGCAGGGCGGCACCGTCAGTGACCAAAGCGCGGTCAGGCAGACGGATACGCAATGTGGAGCCAATCTTGGCACCTTGCACGGCGAAGCTGTCATCGTATTGGCGGTTTACGTTGCGCGTAAGCACTAGGTTGTTTTCGAGAATCTCAAGCGCTTTGCGCGTGATCATGTCGATTGTTAAGATAGAATTACTCATAATATACCTTCTTTCAAATTTATGTTGGAATCAAGATTCCTTAGCCGACTTTCCCGACTTCAGAGTCTTAACTTAGCGGTTTTGTGCTTCCCACTTCTTACGCTGCCTTGCACGTTCAGCTTCAATCCACTGTGAATCCGTCATGGTCTTGGTAGACCGTGGGTCCGTAGTATCAAAAGCTGGCCCTCCAGAGGAGCGTGCAGTAACTGGCGTAATCGGCGCTGGCGCAGATGTTGTCTTCTTCATGGGAGGTTCAGCGGCCAATTTGGCCTCTATCTTCCCAATTTCCTTTGCTTGGCTGAGTGGCGACAGACCGGCAATACGATGTGCATCTTTGGGGTTTGAGCCAAGGTAGTAAGCTAACTCAGGCCCAATGTCCGAAGACTGGATTGTTTCAGCCATCACGTTTGTGATACTCAACTTGGGGTTATACGCAACTTGTTCAAAGTCGGTGTATTTGTCCCGCGCTGCTTCTTCACGCTCCTGATAGCTTTCAAGAACTTGCGACTGCTGTTTAGCAGCCTCACGCCTAGCAATGATTTCTTCAGCCTTTTGCAAGACTAGTGCATCGGGGTTAGCCTCTGCGGAATAATCATCAACTGGCGCCCTCAACACCTGCGTTTCCGCTTGGCGTTGCGCTTGATCTCGTTCCCATTTCCGTTGCTCTCTTGCGAGGCGTTTTCCAATTGCGGCATCAAGTTCCTCTTGCGAGAATGTCTTGGGAGCCTCAACTTCCGGCGTTTCAACTACAGGTTCTGGATTTGCCGCCGTGGCTCCCAGTTCTGGCACGGGTGTAACCGCTAGGTTTTCGACTTCATCAGTCATTTGTCTGAATCCTTGGATTCCCTGGTGAACGCACCAGTACGTTTTTTGGCATTATGCCTTAAATATTGTTTAAGGCCAGCGTGCTTTAATCTCCGCAACTTTATCTAGCCATTCCTGTTGAGTAGCTTCACCGCGTTGCGACATAAAAAATATTGGGTCTGACTCGGCAACAAAAGCAGCATTACGCATAGCGCTGTAATCAGGGGCTGAAGGCTTTGGCCGCATTGCTTTTGCTTCAGCATCGGTAATTTGTATTGAGCCAGCGGGGAGAAGATTTTCATACTCCGCAGAGTCAAGAAAATGGACGGTGTTATCAGGTGCTTTGTAGTGCATGGTATTACCTCAGTTCAGACCAATAAAGGGCGGTGTCGCTAAACGCATACCTAGCACCTGGAGGAATAATAAGAGAACCTGCACCACGGGCACTAGTGCCAGCAGTAAGGCGCATATAAGTTACACCGTTAACATCAAAATTGCCATCGCCGTTAGTGGTAATAGCAACTTCAATTGGTTTACCAGTAGTGTTGTAATACTGAGTACTAGCAACGCGGCTTGCCGTTACGTCTTGCCAAGTCTGCCCGTATCCTAACGAACTCATTGAAGTCAGAGCATTACCACCAGCACCTTGAACTGCGCTTGGTGTAGTCGCCCAAGCACCAGCAGTCGCCTGGGTAGAAGTAATAGTTCGTACTACTCGGTAAGCAACACTAGCTCTGGCTGTTGTAGAGTAAAAAACATTGGCTGAATCAGCAGCAGTATCAATCGCAACAGTGGTAATCAAACCAGTTTCTGACAAATCATTACCGCCTGCCAAATTAACAACCGCACGTTCTAAAGTCCCTGCGTAGTTAATTAACACCTCAACAATAGTGCTTTTAATAGCGTTTGCGGTTCCAAGCGTAGCGCCGCTAGGTATCACCAAAGCAGCCGGTGTGCCGGTTACGGTAGTTGCCAACCCTGTTGTAAGAGTATTAGATCGAAAAGCAAGAGTAATCGGCAAGGTAGGCGCTGGTAGCGTCATTGCGTTAGCTGCAAGCGTTGGGTCTGGAAGTGAAATTATGTCAGAACCAACTGCCGTAGTGACAAACGCTGTTGTTGCAACTTTGGTGGTGTTGTTGCCAGCAGTTTGAGTTGTCGCCGTAGCACCCGCAAGAGCAGGGCTTGCCAAGCTGGTAATGTCGGTGTTAGCACCCTTCAAGGCAAACGTCAAGTCTGCCGCTTGCAAAGCGGTTATGCTGGCTTGCAAAGCGGTTAAATCAGTTGCTACGCTAGACGGTACGCTAGATATGTTGTCGTAAGTACCAATGGTCGTGCCGGTAGAAGTTTTTAGAACAAACTTGTACGTCAAAGTACTGGTAAGCCAAACATCAGTTGCAGTGCGGCCAGCAGAATTTAAGACAATTGGATTGGTATTGGGTGTTGCGCCACTGGAACTGGTGTAGGTGGTCTGCGGTGTGGTCGTGCCAGCGGCATAGGTGTACAGCAGGCCGCCCGACAATATGACACCGCTATTGTCAAAGAATTGCCAGCCAGCACCGGCAAGCGGGGAAAGATTGACGGCCATAATTTAACCTTACAGGTAGTAGCTGACGTTCAGAATTGCGCCGCCAACTTGCTCAATGAACTTGATGTTGGTCAGGTCGCCATCGTACTGCAACGGGATGCCAACGGCCAAGGGCATACCAACAGAGGCTGACGGGGACGTTAGGTCATCGCGCCAGCGCACTGCCTGGCCTTCAGCAACAATCAGCGCAAACACCGGCTTGGAGTTTTGACCGTTTGGAGTTCTTTGAGGGACCGTCAAGTTGGTAGCGCTAGACAGGCTGGTGATTTGCTGGTAACCCATGCAGGTCGTTACAGCTTTCAAATTCATGGTCATGATTAAAATCTCCGAGGTTGAGTGAATGAGCGCAGACGCATTGTAATTTCATTGCTGTCAGCAGGAGTAGGAAAGAAAATCCAGCCTGTGTTATTGCCTGCATTTACGTTTGTTGGGTCATTAGCATACCAATTGGCCCCTCCTGTAGCATTGCTATCTTGGATGGTGAGGTAGCTTACTGAGTTAGTGCCACTTGCGTCACTAATGGTGGCTTGTGTGCCAGAGCTTGTGCTGCCCAAGTACTTTTGGTTTGTACCAGAAGTGACAAAAGAACCGACGGTACTGGTTGTGCCGGACTTCAGTTTCAGGGTGCCGTTGGTCAGGGTAAGTGGCTGAGTAGAGCCTAGCGTCAAAGCATCTTGGCAAGCAAACGTACCTCCTATGCCGTTAAAAGTAATAGGACAATCTATTGTTTCACTTGCAGTGGTTATGGTTTGGCTTCCGGTTCCGGTAAACGTAAGTGCGGACGCGCCAGAAGAAAAAGAAGTAATGGCAGGGTCTAAAGTTAGATTGCCAAAAATACTTCTAGAAACATTTCCAAAAGTTCCTGTAAAGCCACTGGTAAATGTAAGATTGTTAAATGTCATACCAGCAGAGGAATTTATTGTATCGCTTCCATTGCTAATGGTAAATGAAATAAAACCAGTGATGGCTGCTGCGTTGCCGGGGTTAACTGTTCGTGTAGTTATCCCGTTACCCGTTACGTTAACTTGAGCAGTGCCAGTAGTTGTTAATCCAGTATTTGCAGACGTTGGGCCAGCAAACACAGTTCCAGATACACCAGTAATGGTAATGTTTCCTGTACCAAATGCTACTACGCGAGTGTTGGTGTTGTTTGAACTAAAAGAATTACAAGTCAGCGTTTGATTACCTAAATCCAACGTACCGGCGGTAAGCGTACAAGCGCGAGTGTCATTATTTAAAGCATCCTGAAGTTGAAAAGTGCCACCTGCTCCGTTAAAAATAAATGCGCGGTCAAGCGTTACACCGTTAGTAGTAATTGTTTTAATACCTGACGTAGCTCTAAATGTAAAAGTTCCACTTGGAGATATTGTTACTCCAGAAGAAGGTATTGTTAAATTTCCATAAATATCTGGATTAGTGGACGCTAAAGTGCCTCCAAAACCAGTTAAGTCTATATTTCTAAAACCACTATTACTTTGTAAAGTTAAACTTCCGGTTCCTGCGGTCACATTAACAGAAATACTGTTGGCTTCCGTTACTGCGGTAATATTAACCGTTCTTGCCACTGAACCGGGGTCTGTAAGAATAATCAACGGCGTACCCGTGACCGTCATGGTCGTAGCGCCAGTGAACACCGTACCCGTGCTGTTTAGCGAGATGGTGTTTGTGCCAAAAGCAAGTGTGCCGGTGAAGCCGGTGCAGGTCAGGGTCTGAATCGTTGGGCTGATGTCAAGCGTGGCTGTGACAGTGCCCGATGCAGCGTTAAAAATTGCAGCATCCCCAGCGCCGGGGACAACAGCACCGGCTGGAGTGCCAATTGCAAAATCAGACCAGCTTGTAATGCTATTCCAATTTCCAGAAACGCCAGCCGCCCAATATTTATTCGCCATGACTACTCCTCAACCACAGGTTCATCAACCACGGGCGGTGGGTTGTCAATGAAGTCTCTCCACTTGTCATAGCGGGCCTGCTTCATAGCCTCAATCTCAACGTCGGTCAGGCCGTGGTCGTCAGCCAAGTGCAAGGCATCCGAGAAGCCTTTGATGGTGAAGTTAATTTTGATCATGCTAGGAACCTAAGTCTATAGAGTGTGGACAAATAAAGTTCAATAATGCCATCAATCAGATTTTGCAAAGGGGTATCTGTCTTGTCGCATATTTCAAACCGGCAGGCTTCAATTTCTTCCAGTTGACCTTGCAAAAATTCAACAATGTTGGTGGTCTTGTTGGCCGACATTAGAGAGATTGGGCCAATTAAACCCTTGCGCCCTTGGTAGGCTTCAGCAAATCCATCAGCCAGATCAATGATCTCGTCATAGAACGTACTGAGCGCCATATGCTTGGAAAAGCTGCGGGTATTGAGATGCACCGAGTGGGCAACATCTCGCGCCAAAAACAGCATTCCTATGAAGTCATTGCATTTCATTGTGGCATCCCTTGCATTGGTTCTTCTTGCATTAGTTCACGGCTAGGCATCTGACCAATCAAATCGCCAGTGTCCAGCGCCGCAGCAATTGTACCCATCACAATGTCTTGAATCTGCTCTGGCGACATACCAGCCTGAACCGCAGAAATACGTTGCGTTTCAGCTTGGTAGGCTTTGATCTCAGCCTCATAGTCCTTGCGCTTCATGTCCTGCGCCTCCATAGACTTAGACACGTTCTGGAGCATCTGGTGCATCTGCTCCATTTCCGCGCCCATAGCCTGCATCTGCTGCTGTGCGGCGGCCAGTGCTGGGTTGTCCTCGCCATCGCTCATCAACTTGGGGTCAATGGTCTTGGCAAAGCGCTTAGACATTTCTTGGGCACCAGGCCAGTCCATGTTCTTGACAAACAGGTCACCGGCCACGGTCCAAAGCTGCGGGTTGCCCTGCAACAGTTGGGCCATAGCCTCCAGCGCCTCTTGGCGCTTGGTCGCGTAGCCTGGGCCGGTGGTAGCCACCACATCGTACTTGCCCACACCAGGGTTGTAAATTTTTTCAATCACAATGCCCTGCTGGTCAACAATCTTCTGGACCGGCTGCGGCTGGTCAGGGTTAATCTTGACCATCTTCGTCTCGCCGTCTTCGCCAATGATGCGAGCAATGCGTTGCGTGTCGTAAATCTTGGGGATCATGTCCACCAACTGCCGCGCAATGTGCCTCACACCACGGGCTAAGTTGTCGCCGTAGTGGTAAGTACCTACATCGCCCTCACGTTGACGCGCAAGAATGGCCTTTCCGGAGCGTTCGTTGGAACCCATGCCCAAAGATGCGTTGTATTGGCCTGTAGTAGATTTAATGTCCTCTGCCGCCCCCGCTTTGGCCTGTAATAGGCCGCTGGAGGCCATTGGAGGCTGGGCACGCTGTGGCAGTGGGAAAGCAGTGCCTTGGCCGTCTGTAACGTCAGGATTGACCTCCAAATACGGCCAATTTTGGGTGTTGGCGGTCTTCCACTTGTCTTCGTAGCCCTCAAACTGCCCACCGTAGCCGATAAACGGAGCTTTGGGGGCCAAGGCCAGCATTTCTGCCTCTTGGGATACCCAATAGTTGTACATCCGCTGGGCATCCTTGGCATTTCGCACCAGTCCACTGACGTACAGACGGCCATCTACCTCAAATTCATTGCCGACAATGCGAATAACAGGTATCCACTTGCCTACCCACTCGCGCTGCTCAAGGATTTCGTAGCCATTGATCTTGCAATAGCGCACCTTGGGGCGGTCAGACTCGCGGGATTTGATCGGTTTGCCGTAAAACGCCTTTAGTTGCTTGTCTTCCGGCGTCCCAGCAAAGGCCGTAGCGTTGCCAGGGTACAAATTCAGCGTGGCGCGGTCATAGTCTATATAGTAGTAGTCAGCAATGCGGATTGTGTCCTCATTGAGCCAGTTAGAGATTGACTGGTCGCCCACACCCAGCGACTGCAAGGTCGTAATGGGTGCCGAATCGGGGTATAGGCGGGTGTATTCGTCTCGGGTCAGGTCTTCCGTGACAAAACAGTACTTGGCGTCTGCGCCAGTAGGGTCTTGCATGGTTGGGTCCATGTACACCGAGAACGAATTGCGAATCCGGCCAATCTTGATGTCCTGATCGAACGTGTTGTCGTCGCAATACTCAGTCAGCAGACGGATGTAACCCTCGCCATAAGCCACCTGATTCTCGCAGGCGGTGTCGTAGGCCACGTCAGCATCGCTCATGTACTCAATGTGCCGAATCATGCCGTTGAAAATCTCGGCAATCTCCACGTCAGCGTCGCTGTCGACGGGGATGACCTTGGCACCTGGACGGTTTTGCCGCTGGTCATTGGTGACTTGGCGAACGTGCTGCGGCAATTTGTTGATAGTCAGCGTAGGCCGCGCATTGATGGTCTGGCCCTGCACCGCACCACGGGTAGCCAGCACGTCGGCAGGCCACTGCCAGCAGTTGTCCGGTGAACCAGCATAAAACTTCAAGTCGTCGTTCTCATCCTCACGGGATTCGGACGTTGCCGACATAGCCAAGTCAAGCCGTGAACGGGCAGTGGCAAGGATTTCGGCATCACTCTTGTCTTTTGCCGAGCCACCAACAGCAACGGCGGCAGCGGCGGTGATACCTGTAATGTCCATTATTTTTTACCTTTCGGGGTGGGCTTTGCAGCTTGGCGCTTAACCGAGTAGGCAATTGCCACAGCTTGTTTTACCGGCTTGCCACTGGCAACTTCAGCCTTCACATTAGCACGGAAGGCTTTAGGGGATGATGACTTGACCAAAGGCATGGCTACTTCTTCTTAGCCGTCTTGGCCGAATCTTTGAAGTCCTTGGCGCTAGGCGCTGCCTTGCTGCCGACCTTGTTCATTTTCTCGCCAGAGCCAGCAGCAATGCGGGCTTGTTTGGCGTGAATGTTGGCGTAGAGTCCAGGTTTTGTTGCCATGATTAACACTTCCATCTTGCTAAAGCAGCAGCTTTGCGGGTGGGATTACCCTTTTCATCTTTCATTGGCCCTGGCACACCAGACATACGGGCGCAGAACGAGTCCTTGCGTGCGCCGCCTTGGGGCTGCGGCGCCTTGAGATTACTGCCGGTGGCTGCGTTGTACTTTTCCCGACCCTTGGCAGTCAGTCCAGCGCCTTGGGAGGTAGGCAGCTTCTCGCCGCGCCCGACTGATAAGGAAACAGACTTCTTCGTTGCCATTTAACTTCCCATCCAACCAGTTGAAACTGCACCACGATCGTAAGTCCGTAGTGTACGGGTTTTCTCAGTGTACTCCCTGTGCGCCACAGGGAAAGCAAAGGTCACACATATTGCATCTGCCGCATCAGGACTAGCCAGCCCCCTAGCCTTCATCTCTTTCTTACTCTCCAAAAAGATGGTTCCACGTGAATCAGGCTTCATCATAGGCGAAATCAAGTCTGTCTTCAAGAACCTGTCTTGCGGAATGCTTGCTGTCTTGAGCCAATCCCGCATATCACCCCACATCTGGGCACGCATATTTCCGTACATTATAGGGTTCTTGGCCTTGTTGCCAAAGTTTATCCCTTTGATCTTATACCGCTGCTCTTTGAGCCTGTCAACAATCCCCGCACCCAGACCACCCTCGTCAATTACCACCAGCGTAGGCTTGTATTCCTCTATCGCCTCAATCACGTGCCCCACCACCGTCATGGTGTCATCCCCTCGGTGGCGCATGATCTTCACAATGTCCCTGCCTTGGCGAACCGCAATCACCGTCGCATCCGCACCAAACCGCGCAGGGTCTACACCAATCACTATCGGTGCCGACTGATCCTTGTACTTAGGCCGCTTCATCGCCTCATCCACAATGTCACTAGATATAAACTGGTCATCCCCCGCATTGGGAAACATCCCATACACCTCAACGTGCGCCTGGCTACTATCCGGCCCGTACTCCTGAATAATGCGTTCATACACCTGCTTGTCCGTCCCCTCCACCGTCCTAGCATCCACCACCTTAGTCTGCCAAAAGTCCCTCTTACTATTGAAGCACTCATAAAAGTACCCCGTATTGCGCCGTGGGTTCGAGAACGCCAGCCAAAAACGATTCGGCGTGTTCTCCGTAAAAAATCCACCAGTGACAGCCCAGATCGGATCAGCAATACCGGACGCCTCATCAAAGATCACCAGCACACCATCAAAATTATGCACACCAGCATAGGCATCAGGATTCTCTTCCGACCACAACCTACCTTCAACCCCCCAGTAGCGCGTACCCTTTTTTAAGTCCGTCTCCACCAACTCAGTCAACCACTTGGCCGGTGCCACCCGTGTTGCACTTACCTCAAACCAATGCGAGTTCAGAGACATAGCCAGCCACTTAGTAATCTCAGCCCAAGTGATACTTCTAAGCTGATTCTCACTGTTGGCACTTATTATTGTTGTGCTGCCAATCCGAGTGGTCAGCATCCAGATAGTTAACCATGATACTAATGCTGACTTACCAATTCCACGGCCGCTAGATATTGCTTCTTGCAATACTTTGTACATTATTTCCTCGGTGGATTTATTACTTGCCAGTTCAGTATTAACTTTAATATGGTCAGTAATATCTTGCAGAATCTCACGTTGCCACTTTCTTGGACCTGAAAAATGTTCTAGCGGTGTACCTTTAACACCCCAAGGAAATACATACTTAACAAACGCCAGTGGATTATTACTTAATGCAGGACTCCAAAGTAATGCCATTAACTCTTGTTCATCTTCTGGTTTGTAAATTGTGGTTTGCATTAATTACTCCATTTGAATTTAGATTGACCAGTTACTTCTTGCCATTCTCTGCCTGGTCTATTTTGCCAACCCAAACCAGTTGAACCTTTTAACTCAGCAATTATTTTCCAACCCGCGCCTTTTAATGAAGCGCCAGTTTCTGATTGCAATGTATAAGTAATAATTTTTTTCCACCCTAATGCTTTGGCAGCTTGCCAGCATCGCGCATATAAAAAAGAACATGATCCTTTAGGTGCGCCATCTACAACACAACATCGTATAACTTCTACGGTTTCACCATTGTCTAAATGCCTAGATACTGGCCTAGACACAATGGCAACGCCAACCAATGTATCTCCATCAGATACGCCAACTGCAAATAATCCACCAGCAGGCGGTTTATTGTGCCGATGAAAATTACGCACAAATTCAATTGCCTCAGTTAATTTCATTGGAACGGCATGAAGTTGCATATATTTTAAAAAAATAAAAAATGTTCGTGGAGGCTCCGTCACCGTTGGCCCTTCCGGCTCGGCCCTACCCCTCCCCCTCCTCGGCTGAATTGCTTGCATCGGGCGCATTGATACGCGGTACAACGTCGATCACATCGACCAGGCGCGACTGCGCGGCTGCCAGGGCGCCCGTGATGCT